GTCGTTGCTGGCTTTGTTGGTCGCAGCAGACCACCCTCACCAAAATGATTTACTGGCATTGTTGGTCGCAGCAGAGCTGTGCCCGTTCCGAATCCCATTTGCATCGCTGGCGTCTGCTGCATGAGTGGCATGACTTTCATTGGCTCATAGCTGGAGCTCGCTGGATGCTGCTGCTGCATCATCATCATCTGCTGCTGCTGCTGCATCATCATCATTTGCTGCTGCTGCTCGGCTTGCCGCTTTTCAATATCCTCTCTGCTAGGGACAAGACGGTCAACATTGGTGTTAAGATTACCGGCCAAATCCCGCATGAGTTCAGCCGTACCCGCAGGTCCAACAATTTCTTGCGCAACAGGACTCTCCAGAATAAGACGGAGGAACTCATTTTTACGGACAGCCTCAGCTTCTTTGACGACAAGCGACATCGCGCCTCGTGCAACAATTTGTACATCACCAATTAAATCCTGATCTTCCGAGTACCGTAGGTTACGCTGGTACTGGCGCTCGAGCATTGGGGTTATAACATCAAAATCAACGTTACCGATAACCTGCTTTATGCTCTTGCCTGCATTAGAAATAAGCATAGACAGACCGGACGACGTACGTCCTGCGCCCGGAACATGCTGGCCTGTCATATAACGAGGGATACCTGACACTTCGTCCGCAAGTTCCATGAACTTATCGAAAACGCCCATGAGTTCGGCGGCGTTAGAGTTCGGCTGGAAAAACTGCATGGGAGCAGAAGCATCGCCATACTCTGACGATTTAAACTGCCATATCTTCCATGGATACATCTGAGTAATGTCTTCCCCCGCTGGGAGACGACTTACGTTTACGCCGACCTGTGGGCCAGATGAAATGCCCATATTGTTTGCCAACGCACGAGCGGCGGCGTTGCACATGTTCTGCGCATCAATAGTCAGGTCAGCTACCCCGTTCCCATCTATACGACCGGGAACCTTCTCGAAAGAAGTGAGGTAATAAGGTTTACGCCCTAGAGGGTCGTAATTTAGGACAGCTTTAACAACAATGTTGTTAATCATCCAAACTTCACACGGGTAAGACAGATGCGGGTCTTCGACCTCGTCCTCTGACAAACCCCATTCGATTAGCAATTTGCCGGGAATAGAGTCCCATAACTGTAAAGCCGCGATAACGTCACTACTGGCGTCATCAAAATTCTTATCTGTTACGTCTTCCATCTCGCTATCGTAGTGCTCTAACCACTCGAACCCGCCTGCACCGAAGTTAGCGAGGAGTGTACGAATAGCTGATTCATCGTAGCCTTCAACACCGATCATCGCTTCAAGGTCTTCACGTGTTAAGTGATGTAGCTCCATAACGGGCATGTTCTGTATATCATCGCCCCATGGTGCCCAGAAGAATTTGTAGGGGTCTACGCGTTCCCACTCGTCACGGAGTACGTCAACTGCGGATAAACCGCCTTTAACATACTTCATAGCTTTTCGTTTGCGGGGTATCGGACCCTTTAGAACAGCAAACGGGAACGTCGCAAGATCGTTCGTAAATTCGTAGAGAGCTTTTACCCAGCCGCCCTCTGTGAGCTGGTCTTCCATCTTGAGTTCCATACGGTCAACGCGTTTTTCGGCCTCATGCTTCATAGATCGCGTAGCAGTATCTTTCATACCGGCTGCGAGTTCTTTAAGCTCCATGGGGTCTAACGGCTGATTACCCGCAGCGTAGTACTGCTGAAGGTTTGCCGCCATAATGCGTTGTAGGTTTGCCGCGACTTCGGGCGGAACTTCGGGGATAGGAGTAGCGGAAATTGTCCAAGGCTTGTCTGACCCAGTGCCTAGAAGTGTATCTCGCAACCAAGCAGTAGCAGTCCGGCACTTAGTGCTAACGATGCCCATAAAAATTTCTGAGCCGCCTTGTTCACGTATCTCTGCCATCTTGGCTGGGTCATACTGCATATTCCTCGCACGAACGCACTCAGACAACCGGTCTTCGATTGACGTACGCTTATGGTCACGCATCACTTCCCACCGACGGCGGACATGCGATGCCAAACCCTGTATCATTGGAGTCATCTGCTTTTCAGCGGACTCTCTCTGTGCAGCGGCCTCTAGGTCAGAGGCACGCGCAACAGGAATAAGCTGCGAACCTAGTGCCATTAAATGTCATCTCACATGTGCGATACTATAGATACAATAGCGTCTATCTGTTAACAGGTCAACACTTTACGTCCAACCGCGTGAAGAGACCTTTACGACCTCCCTGCGTTCGTCCATCATAGCCATCCCGCCAAATGTCTCTCCGCCATCCGCGTGAAGACACATATACTGAAATGCGTCAGCTACGTCTGACCATGGGTGCGATTTTTCAGGACTCTCATCCCGTACGCCTTTCGTGTTTATTTTGTAGCGGTACTTGCCCGCTAGTGCCTGCACGAGTGGCAGCGCACCTTCAGGGTCTATCACTACGCCGTGCTTACCATCGACGACGCGTGTCATAAACCTATCGACCGCTGCGATCCTAGCGGCCACTGAGTTTGTCTTAGCGCTCTTGACCATAAAGCCTTCGTTACGCCAGATGTCTGCCACAGTACGCTCGTCTGTCTGAGCACGCTGAAATGCTGCCGGATCAATAATAATCATCGAGCGTCGTCCGGGGAACTTGTTAACAAGTAGAGGTTTTATCACTTCTCGTACGAACCGTAACGCGCCCATACCGTCAGATATTTTAGCGTCATAAACGATCAAGCGCCCATCGTACGCTACCTGCCCAATCACCGCCGCCGGAGTTAACCCTGCGTCGACACCGATTATCAGCGGGTCGTCAGAGTACATAGGTTTCAGCGGAGCCTTCGCAACGTGCACATCTCTGTCAAACGAGCGGAACACAGGTAGACCAGACAATGATCTACCGAACTTCGCGTTAATATACACGTCGATCCAGTCTTCTGTCTTACCTTGAGCGAGGTTATCGTAGTAATCATCTGGCAGGAACTGTGTCCAGTCAGCTTCGGGGGACAGACCGCTGGGCTGTAACGTCACGTGAACGTTCTCAGGCGGCTCAGTCAGCAAAGTTTCCCAAAAGGTGTCCATATCCGGTGGGTTTGTCATCCCCCAGATGTGCATATTGGATTTGCCTTCGTCAGTGACGCACCCTACCTTATTCATCATTTTGTCTGGGTAGCGACCTACTCGGCCTTGTGCAGCGTTGTAAATATCGGGGTGAATCTCTCTAAACTCGTCAAATATGATGAAACTAGCCTGTAATGACAGCAATCTTCGCACGTCATTGGCGTCATCTAGCCCTCGAAACAGCACTTCGCACTCAATATCGCCTATTTTTATGACGAATTTGTACTCAGTTTTGAGGAATGAACCCATTACACCGTCGGGAATCCACTTGAGGAAGTCCGGAATGGACGTATCTCGCAGCTGCTCACGCGTATTTCGTACCCAAATGGTCCTAGAACGTCTAATACCGTCCTTACACGGGGCCATCTGTGCCGCATGGTGCATGATTTTCATAATACCGGCAGTCGTTTTAGTCGATCCGACCGGCCCAATAGCTAGGGATATGAATTTTTCCGAGTAAAAAAAGTCGTCTAGGCTTCGGATAACCTCAAAATTAACTTCATGGAGCATCGTCGAGCGCCTTACCTTCGATAGTAATGGCTTCGTCTCGGTCCTTAGCGCGGGTGATGTTGATTATGACCTGTGGTCCACCACCGATGTTGTCCGCTTTGGTATCCGGTTCCAGTTTGCCGAGCTTATTCAGCATTTTTTGGAACTCAATCCGGGCCATTGGGTTGATTGAGGGGTTTTGCATGTGTCTAAACAAGTTATCGAGGTTAACTGCACCCAGCATTCGGGCTACCGTCTCCATTTTGGACGGGTCTTCTTCAATCGCCAACATATCTGCCGGGGACAAAATGGGTTTGTCTACCTGTGAGGGGTCGATTGCTTTGTATAGTTGTTTGCTCATGGTTGCAGATGCTACTCCGTGGACGTAGGTAAGTCAATAAAAGGTGGTTGTCGTATATTTAACTGAATAAGAGGTTATACACATATAAAGGGTCAAAATTTGGGTTGCGATGTACGTGTTACCTAAGGGAGGGTGCCCCCGCCCCCCCGCCTCGGTCCCTCCCCCCCGCCCCTGCCCATTTGTTTACACGCCGCTATAGGTGTAGGAACTGACCGACGCGGCCACTAGGCTTAAGATCGACGGGTGACACTCTTACCGCCACATGATGTAGGTGCTCGCCCCTTGTATTTTTGATATTAGCTCGCTTTATAGCTGTTGATTGATCGGATACGCGAATAGTAACGGGGAATCACGCCTACACGTCCACGACTTAGCAATATGAGTGGGTGCACTTCGGGTAACGCCGGAAAACCTTGTGCAGTTAATAACTGCTAGTGACTTGTTTCATTCGGTGTAATCCCTTTGAGGATAGCAAACCGCCCCACAATCGGCGGCAATACGCGACTAATCACGCGTGCTATTTAATACGGGAATATGATTAGGGTAAGTCCTTGTGGGCTTACATTATACGCATTCAATAATGAGTGTTTATAACCTTAACCCCACAACAATTTGGAGTACTATCATGCGTAAATCATCCGATATTAAGAAGTCAGTAAACGCCCTTGGCCGTAACACTAAGTCATTGCGCGACAAGTATCATGCAATCCTGTGCGAAGTAGCAGGCCATACGTTTGAACATGGCGACCCACGTCTCTTTGACACGCTCATAGAAGGCGCTGGCGGCATGAATCGCAAGCAACTTATCAAATGGATAACCGCCAACGGTTTCGCTCGTGTAACGAAGGACGGGTGCAAGATTAATAAGACAGCACTCAAAGAAGCTGACTTCGCCAATGGTGACGACGTAATGGCTTATCTACTTGAGCAGGCTAAGTGGTACGAAGGTGAAGCCACTATTGAACAAACCCTTAAAGACTTAGATGTTCAATCGCTCATCGCAATGGCTATCAAGAAGATGGACGACGCCGAAGAGAAAGGCGCGAAAGTGGTCAACAAAGACCCAGAAGCCACCTCGAACCTTATCGACTTGTTCGCTGAAA